ATGAAAAGCCTCGTGCCGGAACAAAACTGTTTGTGGACTATTGCGAATACCTGTTTGGCGTCAAGTCTTTAGGCATTTTTGCTGACCGAAATATGAATCTTTCGGGCATGCCTAACCCGCCTAAATCTGTGCATGCGACTTGGCGGGCGTTTGACCTAGGCGGCGGCAGCAATGCCAGGTATCACCTGATCGACTTCCTGTATACGCACAGGGACATTCTCGGCGTTGAGGAAATACACGACTACGCCAACACTTACAAACCGTCAAAGTTTGGTTGGGGCGCTGGCTACCGTTGCGACAGGGACGCCTGGCGGGTCTACGAAAAGAACACTATTGGCAGCAAAAACGGTGCATGGGTCCACGTTGAAATAAGCCCGCTGCTAGCTGACCATCCTGACATTGTGGCCCATGCGTTTAAAACGATCTTTCAGGGTCCTTGACTTGACGGCCCTACTTCGGTAGACATATCCCGACCTTAACCCCGACTAAAGGACACAGAAATGAATCCGTATAAATTCCTATTGGCTTTGGCTTTGACCTTCACAGGGTTGGTGTGGGCGTATGGCGGCGGTTCCCCGCCCGTTGACAACGCCCCGCTGACCGTACCCCAATACAACACGGTAGACATGCTTACGCCTGAACAGCAGAAAGCCCGCATTGACGCTTTAAACGCTCTTGAGGACGCTCTGCTAGCAGAATACGACACAATCCCTTATTACGAGGAAGATCACCTGCCAGCGACTTTTGCGCCTGACGCTTTTGCTTCCTATAAATGTGGCGTATGGTTCCCGCTCGCAATAGAGCAAGGCTGGCCCGATAACCCGATAATCCTAAAGACGTTAGATCGGGCTATGTGGCGTGAATCCCGGTGCCAAAGTGACGCCTGTAGCCAAAGCGATTCAGGGCTTAAGTGCAGGGACGCAGGTTTGCTTCAAGTGAATCAGATACATACCAAATATCTTGACGATCTTGGCTGGTCGTTCCCTGACGACATGTTGAACCCTGCAAACAATTTGCGTTTCGCTTGGCTGTTGTATTCGGGCCGTGAAGCCGAAGGTGAATGCGGCTGGTCGCCGTGGTCAATTAAATGTTAGGCGACCGTCCCGCTTGGCAAGACTTCGCCGCATGTCACGATGTCCCTACCGTGCTGTTTTTTCCTACGAATCCTCGAGACAGCAAAAAAAACCTTGCAATTATTACGCCTATCTGTGAATCTTGCCCGGTGTACAGCGACTGTTTTGCTTATGCAATGTCGTTTGGTGAGAAACAGCTGACGGGCATTTGGGCTGCCACAACAGAGCGCCGAAGGCAAGAATTAAAGAGACAGTGGTATTGCGCCGTACCCGTCTGATATGTTCACCAATACCCGACAACCCGAAAGGACCCGACATGAATGACCAAATGCAAGAATTAAACGCCGCTATCACTAAAGCGGATATCGCTATGAAGGCGGCAGCCTGGCAGATAGAACAAATGCGTTCAGACATTGACCAGTTACGCAAATGCCTATTTGAATTGGCGTACACAGCTGAGGAACATGGCATTAACCTTGTCAACCTGACTAAGAACAGTCAAGACACTATTGTTGCTATGCGTCTAGGCGGCTTCAAGTGAATTTAGGCGATTATGTTGACGTGCCTACACGGTTCAGGCTGGCGCTCGACAAATGGCCCGAAATGAGAGTCGTAGAAGAACCAGCAAAGATTGTCACTATTGGCGACAGAACTTTTATATCGGTCACTATGACTGTCTACAGGGACCCGTCAGACCCGTTGCCTTGTGTCGCGACCTGTTGGGAAAATTTCCCTGGGTTGACGCCGTACACAAAAAATTCAGAGGCAATGAATTGCAGCACCAGCGCTTTAGGTAGGGCTTTGGGCATGATGATTCCGTTTGGCAAAATGGCGTCGTTTGAGGAAGTACAAAATCGCCAAAACGATACGCCTGCAGCTGCACCTGCTCGAGCGCCGAAAATCATTGTGGACATGCCAGGCAAAGAAGTATGGCCTGTGTCTAAAAAACAGTTGCAGGAACTGTCAGAACTTGGCTACGGCGGCGCTGTACCTGCTAACTGGAATGAAGCCAACGCAATCATTAAACGAATGCAGGTGAAGTAATGCCTACCGTGCAGCTGACCCAAATGCAGATAGAGACTTGTATTGCTGAAGCAAAACAGCGCACAGACAGCCACGCTTTACACAACAAAAAAGACCAATTTTATTGCACCGACGAACAACGAATCATTTATGACCAGATAGGCGTATGCGCCGAATTCGCTGTGGCGATCTATCTAGGTTTGGAATGGACAGGACAAGAGAAACATACCGATCTAGGTGACGTCTCAGGCTTTGAAGTACGGGCTACGCAACGCAAAAAAGTCAACGATTACCACCTGGTCGTCAGAGGTAAAGACAAAGGCAACATTTATATTCTGTGCATAGTTGACCTAGAAAACAATTTGGTTGTCATTGCAGGTTGGGAGACAGCCGCAACGGTCAGAACTAAAGGCGTGTTGACCTACCCCGACACGGAAGGCTACGCCCTGCCACGGACACAGCTCAACCACATTCTTGACCTACAAAGGGACGCACCGTGAAAGAGTCTTACTTTCAATCTCAGGTCATCATGCTTGCCAAACTTCACGGCTGGCTTGTCATGCACACGAGAGCTGTGGAAATTCGTCCGGGCGTATGGAAAACACCGTTGACGGGTCATCCTGGCTTTCCTGATCTTGTGCTGTGCCATCAAAAGGGTCGAGGCTTAATCTTTGCCGAACTAAAAAGCGACATGGGGCGACTATCCGACAGCCAAGAACTATGGTCACAAGCGATAAACGAAAACGGTGCTGAACATCATGTTTGGCGGCCTAAAGACATAGACGCAATATCAACCCGACTAGCAGGAAAGAACAAACCAGCATGAAAACGATTGTGCCAGCAAACCCAATTAAGGTTTATATGCGCCAGGGCGAAATAGCGGACGGCGAATACTTGTGCAGCAACATTGCTTTTATTATGGTTGACGAATCCATACACGTTGATTACCTCAGCAAATTTGTCTTTGTGACTATCTCAGGGACAGCGATACCCAACCACGATATAGCGTTTGCCCGTGTCCTCATTGACGGCGCCTGGGTGTCGCACGATTAAACATAATTTGACATACAACCGATAACAGCAGACCATACAGAGATGGTCACTAGCCCTCGACGGATACTGGAACCGTCTATGGGAACACACGGCAACGTGGGTAGACGCTTGCGCATTGCAGGCGACCAGCGTTCCCTAACGCAAAGGCGATGGGTTATCCACCGAACAAAACTAGACAGGCTTCCCAGACAAGACATTGTCAAAATAGTGGGGGACACAAACCACCGATACTGGCATGGAATTTGAGGACAACCGCAGCGGCGCACTTCCGCTGTGGGCGTCAGCGCCCTTGACCTAATCCCTACGCCCTAGACCTTGACCTACAATGACAACCAACCAAAGGAAACCCGATGCCTCGACAACAAACGTTATTTTCTGCACCGCAAACACAGATAGGCAACGACGATTGGTATACACCCAAATTTATCTTTGACGCCCTACAACTAACATTTGACATTGACGTTGCAGCACCGCCAGGCGGAATTGACTGGATACCAGCGCGCCGCTTCTACACCATGGCAGACGACGGACTATCTAAACCATGGGACGGCCTTGTATGGTGCAACCCGCCATTTAGCAAACTAACCCCATGGGTAGACAGATTTATTGAACATGGCAACGGCGTCTTATTGACACCATTTGGGCGGTCAAAATGGTTAGACCGAATATGGAACTCAAGCGCAACCATGATTAACCTGCCATCTGACATTAAGTTCCAGAAGCCTGACGGAGGATGGTATTCAATGTCCTTCGGCGCAGTGTTGTGGGCCATGGGCAACCAAGCACAAACCGCACTAACAAACCTAGGAAAGACACGCTGACCCGACATGCCTCGACACGACACCTACAATGACCCGACATACCGCAAAAACCGTTTGGCATTACTTAAAGACAGCCCGCCTTGCTACCGCTGTGGCAAACCTGCAGACACCGCAGACCATATCCAACCCATATTCCAAGGTGGCGGAAACGAAATGGACAACCTACGGCCTGCCTGCCGTCGCTGCAATAGTTCAACTGGTGCAACAGACAAAGCCAAAGACGACGCCCTAAAAATACAGAAACGCAACAAATTCTTAAAAGAAAAGCAAAACCTTTTTTTATCAGAAAAAATTAAGAC